CCATTGCGCTGGTGCCGCGCTCACACAGGGGTACAACGTACTCTATATTACATGTGAAATGGCAGAGGAAAAGATTGCTGAGCGAATTGACGCAAACCTTCTGAATGTAAGTGTCAAAGACATCGTAGATCTTCCTCAAGTTATCTTTACTAGTAAGGTAAATGAGATTGCTAAAAAGACTCAAGGTAAACTTATTATCAAAGAGTATCCAACTGCATCAGCACATGCTGGTCACTTCAAGGCATTGCTTAGTGATCTCAAGTTAAAGAAAGATTTCAAACCTGATATTATTTTCGTAGACTATCTTAATATCTGTGCAAGTGTGAGGTACAAAGGTGCAATTGTTAACTCGTATACCTATGTTACAGCGATTGCTGAGGAGCTTCGCGGTCTTGCTGTGGAAGTTGGGGTCCCTATTGTTAGTGCCACTCAGACTACTCGTAGTGGTTTTGGCAATAGTGATCCAGACCTTACCGATACTTCTGAGTCTTTTGGCCTTCCTGCCACTGCTGATTTTATGTTTGCCCTTATCTCTACTGAGGAGCTTGAACAACAGGGTCGCCTCATGGTCAAACAACTTAAGAACAGGTACTCAGACCTCGTTACCTCACGAAAATTCATGGTGGGAATTGACAGATCCAAAATGAAGCTGTATGATGTAGCGGACGATGCATCCGCTATTAGCATCGACACAGAGGACACAGGTGAACAACTTGCACAGTTCTCTGAATCACAAAACCGTTTATCCAAATTTGCTGAGTGGAATGTATGATTAATTTTAGTAAGTATGAAGAGTTTGTTTCGCAGGTTACTTCAGAACCTTCAACGAACTTTGTTGATTTCGCTGATCGTATTGGCGAGTTGGATCGTGAGGGTGCCAATATTGAGCGTCTCCTTACTGCTGGTGTTGGGATCAATGCTGAAGGTGGTGAGTTCCTTGAGATCATTAAGAAGATGGTTTTCCAAGGTAAGCCTTGGAACGACGATAATCGAGAACATCTTATTATTGAGTTGGGTGATATCATGTGGTATGTTGCCCAAGCAACACAGTCTCTAGGTATCAGTATGGAAGAAGTGCTAGATACTAACATTCAAAAGTTGTCCAAGCGTTATCCTGCTGGAACTTTTGATTCTTATTTTTCTGAAAACCGTAAAGCTAACGACCGATGAACATTACTATCCGACAACCTGACGGCACTGAAACTACTTTTGATTGTGCTGCCGATCAATATATCCTTGACGCTGCTGATGAAGCAGGCATTGATCTTCCATACTCCTGTCGTGCTGGTGCTTGCTCTACATGTGCTGGTAAAATTGTAGAAGGAACTGTTGATCAATCTGATCAGTCTTTCCTTGACGACGACCAATTGGAAGCAGGATTTGTACTAACCTGTGTAGCATATCCTACTTCTGATGTAGTTATTGAATCCGAAAAAGAAGAGGAACTCTATTAATGTCTTGTAATCTTCGCGAAAAAACTATTAGTGCTTTGAAGAATAATGCCATTGGCAATATCAGTAAAGCAAAAGTTAATGTAGAAGTGTACCTACACAATCCTGTAGGTATTGGTGAACACCCCGATGTTCTCGGTGCAATTCAAGAACAACTTGATATCATTGCACATGAAGAAGAACGCCTTGAAGTCCTTGATAAACATTTTTCTGATCACCTATGAAATTTACACAAGAAGATCTCTGGGAAACAATGAAGGATCTTGGTTGGGATGCAACCGATCCTCTAGAGATTCAGATTGGTGGCACCTCTGTTTATGAGATTGATGGTGCTGGCACCAAGTGGGCACCTGTCAAAGGCACCCGCAAGTATAACAAGGATGCGTTTATTGTAATCAAGAACATGTCTCGCGAAGAATTTGTCCCATCCCAAGCACCAAAAAATGAAGACTAGATTTATTTTATTCACCAAGGACTCTTGTGGTCCTTGTGGTCTGGTAAAGCGATACTTCAATGCTCTCAATGATGAGCGTACTAAACTCATTGAAGAAGTTGAACTAGAAGATTTTAGTGATCAACCAATCCCAGAAGAGAACATTGCTATCGCTAAAAAGTATGGCATCACTGCCACACCTGTCCTGATTATCGTCAACGAAGAAGGAGAACTACTTGAAACTTACTCAAGCGGTATGCCAATCACTCAAAACATCCGTAAACTCTGGGCGAAATACGAAGTATAAATATGACCTCCCTCTAAATAGTTAGACGGGAGGTTTTCTTATGGCATATAATCTTATACCGTCTACATTTTCTGATGCTGGTTCTTCTGTGAAACACATGGATAAACTTGCAGGAGCAGAGGCATTAAGGTTGTGGAATTATCTTGTCAATACATATGGCATGGACAATCCTCTTGCATTTGATCCTACTAATAAGAAAGCAGTAAAGATTGCTAGAGCATTACAAACAGAATTTACTAAAGCAGAAATAAAAAGAAAATTAAAACTCACCAATCTCAAGTTTGATTTTGGTGATGGCAGTAGGGGGAATAGAGGAACAGGAAACAGGGGTAATTTATTTGAGGAACAATTAGAAGCGGGCATCAATGATTGGATTGAGAATCCAGATGACTTGGCAAATAATAAGTACAGAGATTTTATTTACGGTTTAGTAAAACATTATCACCTTGAGGATTGTATTTCTGTAAGAGTCATCGCAGAAGGTGCAGAGAATAAACCCAGACCCATGAAGATTGTCAGTGGACATTGGCAAATTGGAACTGCATCTCCGTCATCGGGATATAATATTGGTGCTACAGTTACTGACCTAACATTAGAATCTAAGTGTAAGGGAAAACCTTTGCATAAGTATTATCTTTCATTGAAGATGAGTGGCACTACAAACTTATCTAATCTTGGATTGAAGAAAGATGTGTTCCCTGTAGAGCAGATAAAAGCAGGAAAGATTACAACTCAATCTGGTCTAGCTCTAATGAAAACTTTTGGGTTGCAGGAAGAATTGTTATGTAGAACCTTTAATGAGTATCAAGCAGGTAATAGATCATTTAAGGTTCTGGATCCTTCTCCAAAATATGACAAAAGTCTATTGAAAGAATTGATAAAAGGATCATTGGGATATGGATTTCATTATGTACATCTGAATAAAGGTAAGATAAAACACCTAGAAATTGATGAGGCATTTTTAAATAGAGCAGCTAATGCTAGTAATGTATCCGTATCATATGGTGGCGAAACTGGTGGTGCAAAGAGAGTAAACATCAATTTGAAAACACCTCTCTTGGATATGTCATTTAATATCAGAAACACTTCTGACAAAGGAACTTCTGCTGATCCTGATCGTGTGTATCCAGATAAGTTACAGTCTGGTTATAAGATGAAGGGTGAGAGTATTGAAACGGTATTTAACGACTGATGGCAAACATTAAGCAACTCAAACACTTAGAACACCTGGAAGATGAGATGCTCAACTATGGAGTTGAGGGTTGCATGGCAGCAGTGTCGTTCTTGAAAGAACTTCGTAAGATGCTTGGACACCAGGAAAGCACTGGTTTCATGCAGACTAAGTGGGATGGAGCTCCATCTCTCATATGTGGTACTGATCCTAACAGTGGTATGTTCTTTGTCGGAACTAAATCTGTGTTTGCAAAGACACCAAAGATTTGTTATACAGATGTTGATGTTGACATGTATTATGAGGGAGATCTAGCAGAGAAATTAAAATTCTCTTTGAAGTATTTTGCTCCCCTAGGAATATCAGGAATAGTACAAGGGGACTTGTTATTTACTAATTCAACATTAAAAACTGAGACTATTGATGGAGATAGACTCTATACCTTTAGACCAAACACTATTACCTATGGTATTCCTGTAGATCATCCTATTGGAAAAGCAGCAGGTAGAGCAAAGATTGGTGTAGTATTTCATACACACTATAAGGGTGATGATTTTCAATCTATGCAAGCACTTGCTGGTGCTGAAGTGAATGGATCTGTTGATGCTTTGGTTGTTAAAAATGACACGCCAATGCATCGTGTTGGTTTCTCTAAGCAAGAGATGAATAAATTTGACACATACATTTCTAAGATTGAACGCATGTGTCAGATTTGTGGTCCTTTCTTAGATGAGTTGGTTACCAACACAGGAACTACTGGTGATGCTAAGTTTCACATTGCATCATATCTAAAGCAGTTCTTTAATAGTGAGATTAAGAATGCTCGTAGCATCGGTAATGTGGATGAAGCAATGTATGACATGCTCAACTTCTATGGTGAGAAGATGGACAAAGAACTTGCAAAGATAAAGACGGTTGCTAATAGAACGAAGAAGTGTGCATTGGTATACAACAGTCAAAATTATGTTGTAGATAATGTATACAAATTTAAAGCAATGCTTGCGCTGTACAAAGAACTACAAGCAGTCAAGCAAATGGTTATAGATAAACTGGACCACCTTGAGGAGTTCAGGACTTATGTCCAGACAGAGAAAGGATATAAGGTCACAACTCCTGAGGGATATGTTCTGCATAAAGATGGCAGTATGATCAAGTTTGTTAATCGCTTGGAGTTTGCATACAACAACTTCACTCTTCAGAAGCAATGGCGTTAAATTGTAAGACTTGTTATTTTACATTTGGTAGGTTTCAACCACCAACTACAGGACATAAGGAGAACTTTGCTGGTGTAAAAAGAGCAGCAGGTTCTCATGACTATCGCATTTATATTTCACAGACTGTAGACAAGAAAGGTAGTAATCCATTACCACCAGATCGTAAGAAGTATTATATGGATAAGATGTTTCCTGAACATAAGGGAAAGATCTTTTCTGGTCCCAGAGATCCTGTTGCTATCTTGCAAGATCTTATGATGGCAGGTTATAATGAAGTGGTATTTCTTGTAGGATCTGACAGGGTTTCTGCCATGCAATTCCTCCATAAATACAACGGAAAAGATTTCTCATTCAGAAAGATTGATATCCAATCTTCTGGAAGTAGAGACGCTGATGGTGATACCTTCGCTATTTCAGGAACGAAAATGAGACGCGCAGCATTTGCTGGTGATTTTAAAACATTTCGTTCTGGTATTCCTACAGCATTGAATGATAATGATTGCCGTGCTCTTATGCAAGAGATCGTGGCAAACTTGCCTAAGAACTTTAAATGAAAGATTTCAAAAAACTGAGAGAAGAAGCACTGCGACAACAACAGCGTCATGTCCATGTGTTTAAAGAAGGTGACGCTGTTATGTCTGCTCGTACAGGAGACAAAGGACACATTCACAGAGTGGGTGGTAACTATGCCATTGTAATTACAGACGATGGAAATATGTTACGCGAGTGGATAAAGAATATTAGATCTATAAATAATACGAGAAGAACTTCCCTTTTGAACGATGAAGAAACCAGATCCAGTTAATACAGTAAAAAATAAGGACGAGTTTTCGTCTGGTTTGATGGAATCCTATGGTAAGTGGATGGGTGGCGATTGCTTCCAAACTCCTAATACTATCAAAGAAGCTCCATTCGATGGTATGGATCCTCAGTCCAACGGTGCTGAGATTGAAGACACCACCAAGAGAAAGAAAGGTGCTACCAAGAAAGGTGCATATGTAGGACAGGAAGCTGCTCCTGCAAACGAAGAAGTTCTAGAACGCGAAGAATATGAAATCGACGGTGAGACTTATGTAATCGAGAAAGCAAAGGGACTCGATGGTAAGGCTTGCTGGAAAGGATACAAACTTGCTGGCACTAAGAAGAAAGGTGGTAAGACAGTTGACAACTGTGTCAAAGCAGGTGATGAAGTAACTCATGATGGTGAAGAACTATCTGAGAAAAAGAAACTTGATCCCGTAGGTAAGGAAGACAAGGACATCGATAATGATGGTGATCATGATGAGTCTGATAAGTACCTACTTGCTCGCCGCAAGAAAGTCAGCAAGATCATTGGAATGAAGAAAAAATGAAATCCTTTAAGCAGTTCCGCGAAGAGTGTGGGTGCGACAAAAAAGAAAAAAAGGTAAAGTCTAAAAAGAAAGGTAATGTAGAAGTCATGCCAACAGTTCCTGATGGAAAAACAGGCATGACAACTAAACCAACCAATGAAGCAAAGAACTATCCTGGTCCTTTGTATGCTCCATGGTCCGCTGTAGTCAAGGGTAGAGGATTCGACCCCTTGGAGGAGGTGGCACCCCCTGGAAAAAAGTACGAGAGGATGGTGAAGCACATCAAAAAGAATTACCCGAAAGATAAAGAGGGTATTGCTTACGCCACCGCTTGGAAACATAAGAACAAGAACGAATCATTTGAAGGTGGTGTTCAAAAAGCACGCCGTGACTATCGTTCTGGCACTCTTATGACTTTTAAACAGTTCATGGTTAAGTTGACTGATATCTTAGACGAGTGGGAGAAATAAATAGTCTTGCACTATGTTGTAAGATTATGTTAGGATTCCTACTACCACTTGCATCGAAGATTATTTCCGATGCCGTTGCTAAAATTCCTGAAAACGAGGAACTTGGCGAACAATTAATTAAAATTTGTATTGTTATTCTTAAAAAAGCAGTCAAATTGACAAAGACCGATATGGATGACAAACTTCTGGCAGTTGTCGAACAAGCAATCCAGAAGCGCGAAGAAGTCTGAGATATAAATAAATCTTAGATAATAGTAACTATCGGAGCACACGTCAATGTCCCTTTATGGAAGAACTGACAGCAATGCAAACAAAACCAAAGCTGGTGTGGGCATTGCAGCGTCAAGTCAAGCAAAAACAACCATCTATATTGATGAAACTGAGGCAGCACTAGAAGCAAACAAGGAGCGTGGTCTAAACGCTCCTGGTTGGTGGTCTTATTACACTTATACTGATAGCTCGGGTGCTACTCGCCACAAGGCAGAGCAACTAGTTTTCGTTGCAGGTGGTGACACCAACGCTAACGAGACTCAGGCAGACGACGCACAGGCAGCGGATGTTGCAGTTCTCATCACCATCAATACACAACCTGCAAATACTGCAGTTGCTGTTGGTGATGCACTACAACTCACCCTTGCTGCTATTGCAACACCTCCTGGTGATGCTTCTGTCCTCACTTATCAGTGGCAGAAGAAGTCTGGTAACAGATGGTCTAATGTTTCTGGCGCTACTGGCACCACATTTGATGTCGCATCTTATGCTGCAACAGATGCTGGTTCCTACCGCGTTAAGATTAACTCCAGCACTGGTGCTAAGGAAGTCATCTCTGCTACCGCTGTAGTAACTACTTCATAATCTGAATGAAAATTGATGAATTGACACCAGAAAACTGGTTATTCTTTGCTATTCAAAATTATAATAACCCGTCGTCTGTCACCTACTCTGACTTTGAAGAAGACATCAAACGCTTCAAATATATCAAACGATTGTTTAGGAGATATGAGACGACGGGTGAACTTAAAACTCACCTGATCTTAAATCATGTGATTGTATTGTATAATGTTTTTGATGAAGCAGCAACACCGCTGCTATTTTATAAGACTGAAGCAACATACTGGCGTCAAATTAAGGCGTTTATGTTGTTTCTAAATAGATTACCACCTTCATTAGAAAACGACGCTGACGAAGAATGTCTGAGACAACTAAATCTGATATGAATGAGATGATTAACTCTGCAGGAGATGGTTCTGGTTTACAGTTACCACCTGCTTTTGTCATGGTGAATCCTAGGCAGCATCGTGCATATAAGAAGGCAAATCAAGATAAAGTAGATGGGCGCTCTAAAGGTGCTCGCTCTCTCTTCGACCGTATCCAAAAAAGAAAGATGAAAGAACAAGTAGAAACCCCTGTATCCGAAGCTGTCTCATCGGAAACTGAGAGAGCACAAAAGTCGATCTCGCAAATGAAAAAGCTTGGTCGTCAAAAAGAACTCGCTAAGAAGCGTGACGAAGCGAAAAAGAAAATGCAATCCAAGACGAAAGAAATGGATGTGTTGATGAAGGCACGCTTGTCTGACTTCAAAAAGAAAGCGAGTGACCAACAAAAGAAATTGAAAAAAGAGGAATTTGAAATGAATGCAGTTGAACTGATTGAAAATCAAGATGTAATCCAAGTTGCACTAGATGTTGCAACCTCTGAACTCAATCCACAGGGCGAAGGTACTTTTGCTAAGGTACAATTCTCTGATGGCAGCGTACAGAATTTAGATAACTATTCTGCCAAGCGTATTGCTGCTTGCTACGCGCAGTTGGATGACACCCACAAGCAGCAATTCCAATACATGCTGAACAAAGACGCTTCTACATATCAATCTGCATTGGATTTCGCAGTAAGGAATGTCTAAGTAAAATGTCCGACATTAATACAGCTATCTTGGAAAGACTAGAAAAGGTAGTTGATACTCTTCAGGAAAATTCTGTGAAGATGGGTCAACTCCTCGCTGTACATAATGAAAAACTAGATAAACAAGACCAAGTTGATAGAGTTTTATTTGAAAAATTAGATAGAATTTCTGCTGACCTTACAAGGGAAACCGAGGTTATTAAGAGAGGGTGCGAGAGAGACATCAGGTTGGTTGATGATCGTTTGCGTCTCATGGAGAAGAAGATGTGGACTATAGCTGGTGCCCTAACGGTCATATCCTTTTTAGTATCCGCACCAGGACAGGCACTTCTGAGAAACTTGACACCCGAGTCATCTACTGCTAACATATCAGAAGTAGAAATGCCTTCTATTGAGCTATCTTGACGTTAAGTATATCAATTTAATATCCCCTCGCCTGAATCTTTTCAGTCGCAAGAAGGCAGACCTGTATAATTTCAGGTGTCCTTACTGTGGTGACTCGCAAAAGAGACGCAATAAGGCGAGGGGATATCTTTTTAAGATCAAGAATGACTTTGTTTATAAATGTCATAACTGTGGCAAGGGCAGAACACTTGCTAACTTCTTAAAAGATCAAGACACACATCTCCATGATCAATATGTCATGGAGAAATTCAAAGATGGTAGGACTGGTAAGGGAACTACTGTACCCAATCCAAAATTTAATTTTAGCGAACCAAAATTTGTAAAACGCGATACAGATCTTGAGAAGATTTCTTCGCTAAATAATTCTCACCCAGCACGAGTCTATCTTGAGCAACGGGGTATCAAAGACCTTGATTACTTCTACTACTGTCCCAAATTTAAAGAGTGGACAAACAAACAAAAGAAGACTTTTGATACTCTCAGACAAGATAGTCCACGCATTATTATCCCATTCAAAGACAAAGAAGGTAACCTATTTGGATACCAAGGCAGGTCTCTTGCCCCTAAGGCAAAACTTAGGTACATCACGATCATGCTGGACGAGGAACAACCCAAGATCTTTGGACAGGATAGAATTAACACAGACGAATCAATCTATATTGTAGAGGGACCTTTTGACTCAACCTTCATTAAGAACTCGGTTGCTATGGCTGGGTCCGATGCTGATATTCGCTCGCTTAATTGGAGCGATTATATTTGGATTTTTGATAACGAACCACGCAATAGAGAGATCGTCGCCAGAATCTCCAAAGTCATCGACCGAGGAGATAAGGTAGTCATCTGGCCAAAAAATATACAACAGAAAGACATCAATGACATGCACCTTGCTGGACATGATGTTCAAACTCTGGTAGAATCTAATATCTACCAGGGACTAACCGCAACCTTAAAATTTAACGATTGGAAAAAAGTATGACAAACGGGCATGGAATTAAAGTTCGCAAGCGAGACGGGTCTGAGACCGCCCTCAATCTTGATAAGATTCACAAGGTAGTAGAGGAAGCTTGCGAAGGGTTAGGAGGCGGTGTGAGTGCCTCTCAGGTAGAGATGAACTCTGGTCTTCAATTCTTTGATGGAATTGAAACTAAGGACATTCAGGAAATCCTAGTGCGCTCTGCTAGTGACCTGATTAGTCTGGAGACTCCTAACTATCAATTTGTTGCTGCTCGTCTCTTGCTGTATGGAGTGTACAAGCAAGTGTTTGGATCTGAGTGGGTCCAAGGTCTTCCTTCTGTACTAGATCATTGTTACAGTTGTGTTGATAAGCAAGTATATGACCGTGAAATTGTAGATAAGTATACATACGAAGAGTGGACCAAGATTAATTCTTGGATCGACCACGAACGAGATATGTTATTTACCTACGCTGGTCTGCGTCAGGTAGTGGACAAGTATTTGGTTCAGGATCGCAGTTCTAATGAAGTGTATGAGACTCCACAATACATGTACATGATGATTGCTGTGACTCTGTTCCAGAATTATCCTAAGGAGACGAGGTTGGATTATGTCCGACGATACTACAACGCAATCAGCAAACACAAAATCAACATCCCAACACCAATCATGGCGGGTGTCAGAACACCCTTGCGTCAATTTGCATCTTGTGTTCTCGTTGATGCTGATGACACCCTCGATAGTATCTTTAGCAGCGATATGGCTATTGGCAGGTATGTCGCACAAAGGGCTGGTATCGGCATTAACGCTGGCAGAATCCGTGGGATCAACAGCAAAATCAGAGGTGGAGAGGTACAACACACAGGTGTTGTCCCCTTCCTTAAAAAGTTTGAAGCAACTGTCAGATGCTGCACACAAAACGGCATCAGAGGTGGTTCTGCTACAGTTCACTTTCCTATCTGGCACCAAGAAATAGAGGACATTCTTGTCCTGAAGAACAACAAAGGAACGGAGGACAATCGTGTCAGAAAACTCGACTACAGCATCCAGATCAGTAAGATCTTCTACGAAAGATTCATCAACAATGAGGACATCACCCTATTCAGTCCTCACGATGTCCCAGGTTTGTACGATGCTTTTGGGACTCCTGATTTTGATGATCTCTATCAAAGTTATGAATCTGATGGAAGCATTCCAAAGAAGACTATTGGCGGTCAAGAACTTCTTCTCGATCTCCTGAAGGAGAGAGCAGAGACTGGTCGTATTTACATTATGAATATTGATCATTGTAATGATCATTCGTCTTTCAAAGACAAGGTAAATATGAGTAACCTCTGCCAAGAGATTACTCTTCCTACCTCTCCACTCGAACATATTGATGGTGAAGGTGAGATTGCTCTCTGTATTTTGTCTGCAATTAATGTTGGCAAGATTAATAAACTAGATGATCTGGAAAACCTCTGTGACCTCGCAGTCCGTGGTCTAGAGGAACTGATTGACTACCAAGAATACCCTGTTGAGGCAGCAAAACAAAGCACTCTCAACCGTCGTTCTCTTGGCATTGGTTATATCGGACTAGCACACTATCTCGCTAAGCAAGGAGAACACTATGACGATCCAAAAGCATGGAAACTCGTCCACGAGTTGTCTGAAAGTTTCCAATATTACCTTCTCAAGTCAAGCAACACCGTCGCCCAAGAGAAGGGCAAGTGTGGATATTTTGATAGAACCAAGTATGCAGACGGTATCCTCCCAATCGACACTTACAAGCGTGACATCGACGAGTTCTGTGGAACGGAACTGAATCATGATTGGGAGAGTCTTAGAGTATCTATCACCACCCACGGTCTCAGGCACTCAACATTGTCCGCTCAGATGCCATCAGAGAGCAGTTCCGTTGTGTCAAACGCAACAAATGGAATCGAACCACCTAGAGCCTTTTTGTCCACTAAAAAAAGCAAAAAGGGACCGCTCAAACAAATCGTTCCTCAGTACGGTAGTCTCAAAAATAACTACACTCTTCTCTGGGACATGAAGGACAACGATGGTTAC